AATTTATACTAAAACATCTGAAGGAGAAAAAATGGTTAAAGAAGATATAGCGGAACAAGAGCAACAAATACAAAATATACAGGATGATGCTAAAAATACTAACAAAGACATTACTGTCGATGCGAATGCATTATTGGAAAATATCAAAAAGAAGATATTAGAAGAAGAAACCAGAATGCAAGAAGAAGAGACTAGTCGAGGAATTAGTGTCGAGATTTTAAATGAACAAGAAAAAGTTCGCTCTATTGTGAACAAATATATTCAATAAATAAAAATGATATAAGTACATATTCAATGATTATATAAATGAACGTCTATTTAAATCTTCATCAAGTAAAACTACATAATAATAATATTGAGTTACATGATTCCATTCGATTTTTATATCCCAAAAAAAATACTATTATGAATGGAGAATTTACCAAAATTCTTTTTTCAAAAAATACAGTTACAATGAATGGGTTGTATTTATATATTCCATTTAAAGTTCATGATGTAAATGAAAATAATCATATTCGCCATTTAGCTACAAATAATACACAAAATATTCAATTAAAACATGATTTACAAATTATTGAAGAACAACTATTAAAAAATTACATGGAATATAATCAAATCAAAAAGAAGTGTGACTATATTTTATTGAATCAATTAATTGCTAATCAAATACGGGTTTATCGTAATCACGGTAAAAAAAGTACTAACAAATATGTGATAAAAATATCAGGTATTTGGGAAACGCGCGATAAAATTGGTATTACTTATAAAATTCTGGAATTATAATCCTATAGACATTCCACCGCGATGAGAACGAAAATGCTGAAATGGTGTGGTGCCATTATGTAAATCATGAACCTTTTTATATTGCGTATTCTCATGAGTTCCAGTTTCAAATGATGTTATATCATATATTTGGTTTGTTTCATTGAATGTATAATTGAGATTATATATTGAATATAACCCTTCCTTTGTATTTTTAGCAAATCGATCAAATTCCTTTTTATTGACTTCTTTTAAATATCCATCGTAAAAATGTAGAATATTTTTATCAGCAAAGGGATAAAATTGGTCACGATTAATAGCAATGCGGTGTTGTTTTACACGATCACATAACATATTGTCTTCATATCCCCATGCCCAAAAGTTAGGGAATCCATTAATGCGTTCAAAATCGGACGCGCGGATAGAGACAATACCTCCTAAAGTGTGTTTAAATCCGTAAAAGTGTTTTACTGTTCCTTGTGATGTTTCATAGTTAATAAAATTTTTATTAAATGGTAATGTATCTACATCGTTGAATACGAGTGTTATATTTCGATATTGTGTTGGATATTTTTGTTTAAGAATATGAAACCCGATATTTTTCATAGCACCACAATTAAAAGAGCGTTTGTCAGATTGATGACATATTATGGTTTGTACGTCTTTCTCGTCATAATCTTCCAATATATATTTCATATGTCTTTGGAAAAAAAGGAGTTGTTGTTCACGGTCTCGATATGGGACAATAAACACTATTTTTGGACAGTCTTTGTCTTCATCGTCCTTTATATGTTCATTGTTTTGAATTTGCGATGCTTTATATGTTTCTAAAGGTGAATCGGAAATATAAAAAGATTCATTCAATGAGTTAAATAAAGTGTTATTCATTATATTCTAAAACACATAAATATCCGGGCATTTTTTCGCAATAAATTATGTTTGGTACCTTTGATAAATAATAGATGGAATTAGTTTATCTTTGATCACATCCATTTTTTTATAACATTTATTAATAGTAACTTCGCTGACACCACATATTTGTTTTACGTTGGTTTTCGTGATCGGTAAATTACACTCTTGTCCAATAAAGTAGATAATGCCGGCCGCAATAGAATGAGGTGTATTGTCATTAATATAACCACTTGTTTCAATCTTCTTAGCAATAAATTTAGCTAATTTTGTTAATTCAGTATTAATATTTAATCGACTACAATATCGTTCGATAAATGAACTAGGTGTAGTTGAACATAAATCATCGGTATTTGCGTTTAATGATTTTCCATTTCGTTCTAAATTACATAGAATATTTACTGACATGGAACAACCATTCGTTGCGGCAGTTTTGTCTAATTTGAAAATTTCGGCAATTTCGTGCGAAGTTCTAGGACAATCATTAAGGCGACATGAAATATAAATAGATGCTGCTTTAATACCATCTCGATTCATACCACGAAACATTTTTTGCTCAGAAATGTCTTTATGAATCGCCATTGCGTCATCAATAAAGATGCGCGGAATACCGGCATTCTTTGCCATGACTGTAATAAATTGAAATTCGTCGTACAATGCTTTTTCGCGATGAGGCATTGCCTGCCATTCTGTCCATTTTCTAATACGTTTCATTTCATAGGAAGCATTTTGATTACACAAAATTTTACATCCAAATGATGACTCGTGTAACAGCGGGTTGATGGGATTTCCGCATCGGGTTGGATCTTTGGAATTCTTATCTTCGGCACCATAAAATCTCCATTCGGGCGAATAATCTAATGTGTCTCTATAAATCAATCCACATTTTTTGTTTGTACAGGTCGGAAATCCATCTTCCATAATCATTAATTGTGAATCGCAAATCCTACATCCGTTTTCACTGGGTAGTGAAGGTTTAGGTGACTCATATACACATTCTACTCCTTGTTGTTTGTCTTCATCGAACAAATCCCACATTTTTGCCTTATCATTATTTGATAAACCCTTTTTTTTTCGAAGGGTTTTACCCTTATTTTCATATAATTTTATAGACATTACTTTGTTAATATCGAAATGTGTTTATATTTATTCAATTTTATATTAAACTTTTCTTGTTATACTATAGTGAAATGGATAAAATATCAGATCGAGATAGAACAAAAATACGTATGGCAGTTGCCGATAAATTAGTAGATAAAGTATGCGATGCGCTAATTGAAGGTAAACCATTAACTGGTAATCTACGTGAAACTTTAGGCAACACTATGACGAATGTACTTAATGAACCAGAGAATAAAAGTAAAATTACTCAAACGATTTTTCAATCAGTTGATTCGGCATTAAAAATGCCGTTACAAGGACCATTGTTACTTTTTAGTTTAGTGAATAACAACCAATCATATAGTTATATTCAAAATTATATTACTATGATTTTTTCAAAGGTATATAATGAGAATGATACAATTAAACTCTTTAATAAACGTCTCTATGATCAATTAAGCGAACCGCCATATGAATCATGGTTTTCTCAAATTTCACAACAAGGTGGAAAAAAACGTAAAACAAAACGTAAAACAAAACGTAAAACAAAACGTTCTAAAAAGAAATTGAGTAAAAGAAATAAAACAAAACATATTCGTAAACAACGTGGAGGTATGGCAATGCCAGCGGGTGTGGCTGGAATGGCAAAAGGGTTTGTAGAAAAAAACAAGGACACACTCGAAAAAGTAGCAAAAGAAACCGTTGAGGAAACTAAAGGTAATCTCGAAAAAATGGCAAAAGATACTGTCACTAACGACAATAAGGATGATCCCAAACCTGAACCTGAAAAGGAAAAGGATAGGAAGGATATGAGTTTTGCTGAAAGAGTGAAAGACGATTATGCTAAAGGAAAAGAAAAAATGTCAAAATTAAGCACAAAATTAGAGACAGATCTTGGAGCAAATGGTATAAATATGCCTTCCATGCCTGGGATGCCTTCTATGCCTTCTATGCCTTCTTTTGGATTGGGTAAAAAAATGCCCGAAATGACCGGTGGTGAAATAGATCAAACTGCCGATGATTTAATTGTTAAATTTGGGTCTAGTTTGATTGAAAATATTACAACTGATATTCCAACTATATCCCCTCAAATATTACAACGTATGCTGAATGCTAGTTACATACACGCAATTAAAAACGGGGATCAATTGGTCGATAGTGCCAATAATACTTTAGCCAATACTATAAAGAGTACTCCTTTAATAAGGGATATTTTTCCAGTTATTTTAGTACAAGCGTTATATAATTCGGGTAAATACGTAATGGAATCATTGGCACAAACATTTCAGCAACAGAAAAAGGACGCACGAGATAAAGGGAAGGACGACGATTTTACATTTAATCCGAACGACCCTAATTTTGTTATTATTTTCATGGGTAAATTGAAAGAAAATATTAGTGAAAGAATTAACATGGGATAAATTTTGTATAACAATCATTATACAAAATTCTGTTTTAATATTCTTATATTAAATAATTAAATAGTCAATTTTCAAAATATCAGGGATTTAAGCATCTTCACTTGCCTCCATGCGATTTCCTTCATCGGCATCATTAGGGGCATCTCTCTCCGCACGAGGACGGCGAGTTTGCTTACGCTCACGCTGACTGTCATTCTGAGTTGCCTGGACTTGTCTACGGGTCTCGCATAGAATTGGACCATTCATAACACCAGTAATATCACTGGCTTGATACTCATGTGTATCACTCTCTGACTTCACAATGTGGAAATCAACATACTCTCCTTGTACAAGATACTTGTATTGTGAGTTGGTTACTCTGATTGACGAGTAGTGAGCAAAAATATCCTTACCTGCGTATTCTCCTGTTCCCGAAACGGTGACAAAACCGAATCCTGACTTGTTGTTAAACCATTTTACCATACCGGTGAGTCTCTGTTCATCTTCGCTAGACATTACTGCTTCTGATTATACTTATGTATGGTGAAAGTTTTTTATATTGTTTCAAATGTAATTATATGTTAGTACTATTTATAGAAAGAAAATGTCTAACAAAATGAGTTCAATATATTGTTTATTATTTGTCTTAGTAATAACCTTAGTATTTAGTCATTTTATAGATATTCCAAACATGAAAGAGGGTTTTGATTCATTACCCGGAATTAATATGACAGCTGAAGAACCGGTAGATGTATTACTCCAACCGGCCGCAGCCCCGGGAACTTCACCTTCATCGAATTCACCTTCATCGAATTCACCTTCTCCAAGTACTGACACTAATGTGCCCCCTGGTTATGGAATACCAGTAAAAGCGTCACCCAAAGAATCTTTCCAGACACGCACCAGTGAAAATACAAAACATACAACCCATATGATTCGACAAAAACCGAGCAATAACGGAATTATTGATCACATATTTACAGATAAGAAATCCGACTTTAGTCTGAAACAATTTTAATCTTTTTCGATATTACTCTCGATAATTTCATCTAATGGTAATAAAAATTGAGAAGTTACAATGTAATCTTGAATATAATGAATATAATTCACAAAAATGTTGTAATAATAATTTAAAATTTCCATTTTAATCTATATACTATATAGTTTATATAAATGTTTATATAAATATTTATATAAATGTTTAATATA